TATAATTTCTTTTTTCCTTTTCTTCTTAAAGGAGATTCATTTTTTTTATCGGTTCCTCCTTGAGGAGCCTTATTAGCCTGATGAGCTTCAGCTTTTCTAAAAGCTGCTGCTTCAGTCTTTTTAAAACTATCATAAAATGATTTATCTCCACCTGCTGGTATCATTATCGACCTCTTTTTTAAGTATTTAGTATGATTTTTACAAAAGGCAGAGTTCTTAGATCTCTTAACTCCATTTCATCTACTTTATACAGACCACCAACCACCTCTGGGAATGTATATTGCCTCATTTCTCCCCAGTGATAGTTCAATCCTTTGAATCCCCACTGAAAGACATCAGTTACAGCAACAAGTGGATGTGAGTCATATGCAATACCAGGAGTTTTTGCACGATATACAAAAACATAAAAATTACCTGCTTCAGGCACGTTACTTCCTTCAGTCAGGACACCTAATACTTCTGTTGCTAAATCATCGGGACTTTCATTACCGATAAGATTTTTCATTATGGGATCTATACGACTCATATGTCTAACTCTTTTTCTGTAATTACTTTAAACTCCCACATTCGGTCAGCACAATATTCTCGTGCTGCTTTCCATTTTGCTTGGTTTCTTGCATATTCAAATGCTTCACGAATATAACCCTTTGTTTGTCTTTTTGGTCTTTTTGGTTTGACAGTTTGTTTAAGTGGTTTCACTTCAATTAAATATCTTTTTATTTTACCAGTGTTCTCTTGAACCTTTATATAAAAATCTGGAAAGTAACGATGTACACGACTATCGTGTGGAGAAATATATGGTAATGCTATTTCTTCACTTCCCCATTCAAGTATTTTACTATTTTTATCACAATACACCATAAACTTTCTTTCCCAAAGTGATCTGTAAATGATATTCGTTGGATCACCTTTATACTTTCTGGGAAACGAAGGATAGTATTTTCCCTTATAAGACATCTAAATAACTATACTATAAATGTATTTAGAGTGGCAGCACCGAGACCGAGAGGGATATCAGACATAATGCCAAAGTTACAGAACGTATCTTTGTCATCACAGTTTCTTGTAAAATTCTCATTACCAAGGGGAGACTGTAGAACATATTTAAGATCAAAAGGAGTCAATGATCGCTTTATAGCAGATGATGTTGGATTATTATGCACAGATGCTGTATTACCTGGTAGTGCTTTAGCGTCAGTAAATACAACGGGTGATTTTCAAGGTTTAACTGAAAGATTTGCACATACCAGACAATTTACTCAAATTAGTTTTGAATTTTACGTTGATAATGAATATAGATCTCTTAAATTTTTAGAACACTGGATTGATTTCATAGCGAGTGGTTCAGTTGCTGATCCTTCATCTGATACTTATCATTTTAAAATGAAGTATCCGATTGAGTATAAATCTAATGATACGAGAGTTGTGAAGTTTGAGAGAAATCACTCACAATTTTTAGAGTATAGATTTATAGGATTGTTTCCAATATCTCTCAACTCTACAAGAGTTTCATATCAAAATTCACAAATCCTAAAAGCAAGTGCTCAATTTAGTTTTGACAGATATGTATGTGGTGAGTCTTCTTCATTAGCAAGAGCATTAGGTATAGATTTAAATAATCAAAGAGGCAATGACAGAAGAGCGTCTTTATTTACAGCAAGAAAGAACGCTAGTGCACTAAGTAGAGTAACGAACGCAAGTTTCAATATATTAAATCAGGGATCAGGTTTCAATTATCAAGATAGAAATCAACCTCCTTCAAATAAAATTTCTTTCCCTTCAATTCGTTTCTGATATACCCTATAAATAATCATACTGAAGTGTTGTAATTATTATGCCATTACCAACCATATCAACTCCAACATATGAGTTGACTCTTCCTTCATCTAATAGGAAAATAAAATATAGACCATTCTTAGTTAAGGAAGAAAAGATATTAATTCTAGCGATGGAATCTCAAGATTCTAAAGCAATTGCAAGAGCAGTTAAAGATGTAATATCTAAATGTATTTTATCTAAAGGTATCAAAGTTGAAAAACTTGCTACATTTGACATTGAATATTTGTTTTTAAATATTCGTGGAAAATCTGTTGGAGAACACATAGAAGTGATGGTCACTTGTCCAGATGATGGAAAAACACAAGTGCCAATGTCCATTAATATTGATGAAATTAAAGTTCATAAAGATAAGGGACACTCTACTGACATCAAACTCGATGATCAATATACATTAAGAATGAAGTATCCATCATTAAGTGAGTTCATAAAAACAAATTTTGATAATGTAAATGAAATGAAGGTTGATGATACCTTTGATTTGATCGCTCAATGTATTGATCAAGTATATACTGAGGAGGAATCTTGGTCACATCAAGAGTGTACAAAAAAAGAATTAAATGATTTTGTTGAATCACTTAATTCCAATCAATTTAAGATGGTTGAAAATTTCTTTGAAACTATGCCCAAATTATCACATACAATTAATGTGACAAATCCAAACACCAAAGTTGATAGTGAAATTAAAATTGAGGGGCTGCAGAGTTTTTTCGGATAAGTATGGCACATGAAGATCTTGTGTCATACTATAAGTTGAATTTCGCTATGATGCAGCATCATAAGTATAGTTTAACTGAACTTGAGAATATGATTCCTTGGGAAAGGGAAATTTACATTTCGCTCTTACAACAATACATTGAAGAGGAAAATTTAAAAGCACAACAAGAACGTAATGGATGAGGAACAAGGTTTAGCATCGCCAATAGCAGGAGGTATCAGAGGTATTAGAAGGAGTGTTTCTTCTGGTATCTTTACTGGTCGTGCTGTTCCACCACCAGTTGCCCAACCAGATCCACAAACTACAAGTTTACTTAGTCAAAACTCATTAACCCTTTCAACAGTATCAGGTCAATTAACAAATATAGCAGATCAAGTTGGATCTTTAAATAGTTCATTATCAGTTATACAAAATAATTTATCAATTAGTGATACATTAGAAAGACAAAGAGAAGCAGCAAAACAAAGAAGAGAAGCAATATTAGCTGAACAGGGATTAAGAGAAGGAAAAGAGTCTGAGTTAGAAAAAAAAGTTCAAGTAGCGTTGTTATCTCCTGTAAGGAGAGTTGCAACTTTTGCACAAGGTATTTTAGGTAGATTAAGTAATTTTTTACTTATTCTTGCTGGTGGTTGGTTGACTGATAAAATATTAACCTTCATCAGATTAGGTTCAGAGGGTAATATTGACAAATTAAATGAGTTTAAAAGAAAGTTCCTGACAGACTTAGGAATTTTAGCTGCCATAGGTGTTGGACTAACAGTTGGTATAACAAAAATCATAGGCACAATCGGCACATTAGCTGGTCTTGCCTTAAAGTTTGCATTCACAAATATAATTAAAAAACCATTTGCTGCTGCTACTGCTTTTGTATTTAAAAACCTTAGTAATTTCAGGAAAATACTCCTGCAAGGATTAAAAAATCTCCCCAAAGCAGCAGGAAAGGGAAATTTCTTTAAAAATTTAGCGATAGGTGGTGGTGCTGCAATTGCATTACTAAATCCAAAAAACCTTTTTAAAGGAATTAAAAATTTCTTTAAGTCTCCATTCGGAAAAAAGGCAGTTAGTGAGTCAGTGGAGACTGGTGCAAAAACTGGTGTAAGTAAAGGTTTAATTCAAAAATTAGGTGGTAAAGTATTTGTAGCATTTGAAGCGATAGGAGCATTTTTTAATTATAGAAATAGAGTTGGAGAGGATAAAGATGGAGATGGTGTAGGTGGACAGACACAAACTCAAGCAATTTCTGGAACAACTGCTGGACTTGTTGGAACACTTACACCATTTCTAGTTGGAATGACATTATTCCCTGAACCATCAAGTTCTATAATTGGTGGAATTGGTCTTGCACTTTTGGGTATGTTTACTGGAGGTGCTGCTGAAGCTTTATCTGATAAGATTACAGGTGTAGAAAAACCAAAAACTGATGATGGTCAAGGTGATGGTTCAGGAGTTGAGGGTACACAAACAGTAACACAATTTGAAGCAGTTGATACTTCATTAGCATTGGGTAATGGTTCTGATGGGATTCAACCAATTAATAGAAAACAACAGTTGAATGTGAGTGATCAATTATCTCAACCTATTAATAATAATGATGTTCAAGTTGTTGCACTACCTCAAAATCAATCTGGATTAAATCCTAATGCAGGTAATGGTGGTATAAGTTCAAAATCTCCTAGTGATAATCTTCCAAACATACCTACATCTGATTTTACAAATAATTTTATAGGTTTGACTGAAACAATGTATAATGTGGTGGTATAATGTCAGATATTAGAGCAAGGAGAGACGCAGTTCTCAA